TGGCGGCGGTTTTGAAGGCAGCAGCGGTTTTGTCTTGCGCGCTGAGAACGATTTTGACGTTGGTGGCCATTACTGCACCATGCCTGCCGCGCGGGCAGCGGCCATGATTTCGTCAACGGTTTGCACTGGCGCTATTTCTGGTGCCGGGCTGGCCTGCTGCCAGAGGGCGGGCATGAAGTCACCGGCGCACCACAGGCGGCCCGGCTCGGGTTGTTGCAGCGGGCCGTTGGCGGTGGCGGCCAGCAGCGCGGCGGCCATGCTCCACTGGGCGGCGGGCAGCGGCTCTTCACATTCCAGGGCGTAATGCTGGGCGAATTCTTGCGCGGTCATGGTTTGCTGGAGCTGTTGCAAGGGGGTTCCCATTCGTTGTGCCAGCCGGAGGGCAAACCGGAGCTCGGGCTGGCTGGTTAGTTTTTTGCTTCGGCCTCGGCGTTGAAACCGCTCAGGCGCCAGGCGGTGTTGAACAAGGTGATGGCCTGATCGGCGTGGGCGCCGCCGAAGGTTTGCCACTGGGTTTTGGTGAAAAGGGGCAGGCCATCGGCATCGAGCACGCACAGGGCCAGCATGACGGGCATGATGGCGTGCACGCTGGCGGTGTCATCAGGGTCTGGCGTGGCGGTGTCGCGGCGCAGGGTGACGATTTGCTGCTGCACGGCCATGCGCTCTGACAGCAGCAGGCCGCGCACCACCACCTGGCCGCCCAAGGCGGGCACCTCGGCCGTTTCCTTGGGGGTAACGGGCGGGGCGACTTCGGCGCGCTTTAAAACAGCCATGGTGATTAATTAGAGTAGGCGAACACCGGGCCAGTGAGCTTGAAGCTGACAGGGGTGGTGACGGGGCCGCCAGTGCTGCCGCCGGGGGCGAGGCTAACTGTTGGGTAGCAGTCAAACAGTACGCGGGCGCCACTGGCAAAGGTGAGCTTGACGGCGCGGGTGCCTTTGACGTTGTCGGCTTTTTTGAGTTCCACCAGCGCGGGGTCAGCCGGGTCCCACAGGCTGCCAAAGCTGTAGGCCAGCGCGGATTTGACGCCGGGGACGAGTTTGGTGGTGTCGTCGTGGATGGTGGTGATGTCGATGTCTGCGGCCTCGCCGCCGCTGGCGTTGACGTCCTGGAAGGTGGCGGCGCTGGCACCAAAGGTGACAAGTTGGCCGCTGCCGCTAGTGAAGGTGTTGAAGAGGGTGCTGTCAATGCCGTCAAGGCTAAAACTGTTGGCATCCACTGAGGTGACCTTGACCACGGCGTTGTTGAGCTCGATCATGCCGTTGATGGTGAGTTTGACCTCTTGCCCGGTGGTGTATCCATGGGCGGTGCAGCTGACCACGGCGGGGCTGGCCTTGGTGATGGCGGTGATGGTTTTGGCGGTGGCCAGGACGGTTTGCACCGCGACTTGCACTTTGGACCAGATGTTGACGGTTGCCATGGTGGGGACTTTCTAAAAAATTAAAGGAGGATGTCGGGGGCTTCAGGGCGCACCAGATAAGCAAAAACCCAGGTTTGCAGGCGTGAGGCAAACAAAATCTCAGCATCACCATTGAGCACCGGGCGCGAGCTGGTCATGTGCCAGCCCTGGCTGGCCAATGCGGCCAAGGTGGGGCTGGCTGCCAGCAGCTTTTCCACCGCCAGGCCAAAAGCACGGGTGTCTGCGGCGGCGCTGCTTTTGTGGCTGATGATGCAATGCACTTGCACCGTCAGCTCACGGCGCTCAAGGCTGCTGATGGTGAAGGGCTCAGCCGACTCGCCACTGCTGCTTTCTTCCAGCACGATGGCTGGCAGTTGGGCAGGTTGCAGCGGGTCAATCGGATCAACAAAGACACGCCCTGCAGCCACGGTGCCGCCTGCTGCCAGCACGCTGTGCAGAGCATCAAGGATTTGCTGTTGTGCATGGGCCATGGTGCTTATTGCCGCAGTTGCAAGGTGCTGATGCCAGTGCCATCGGGCTGGTGCTCCACAATGCTGTAAGTCACCCCACCGGCCACCACGGATAAGCCCACCGGGTTGGCGGGCACATCAGCGGTGGCCATGGTCAGGGTGGGGGCATTGCTGGCCATGCCAAAGGGGCCGACTGACCCGAGCGCAAACGCCGCGTCAAAAATCGCCGCCTTGGTGACCCCGCTGAGGGTGACGCTGGTGGCAAATTCAGACAAGTTCATAAATGCGCTGATGTCTTTGGTGAACATGGCTTAAGCTTTAGGCCTAGACCGTCAACGCGTCGACCATGGTGGCGAACGACTCAACGTTACGCACGGCCACATCTACGTCTTGCAGGGTGACTACGCGCACAGTTCCGGCGGTGCTTCCTGTGTAGTGGTCAACCATGAGGTCTAAGCTGCCCCACATGCCGATGATGAGGTCGGCAAAGTTGCCAAACAGGATGGCCGAGCAGACGCCTGAGCTAGTGCCTTTGGTCAAGTTGCTTGGCACGCCGTTGGTGATGGCGGCACGGTAGCCGTTGATGGGGGTGTTGCCAGCGTCCCATACAGGCATGCCGTTGGTGGATGCAAACTTTTGTGTTGATTTGAGCTTGCCGCGCACCTTGGCGTTGGTGAGGTAGCCCATAGCGCCTACGTCTGCATTGGCGGCGGCCACTGCGGTTTCGAGGTCGATCATGTTTTGCCATGTAGGCGCTAAGCCGTTAGCGCCACCGATGACACCGGCGGTGATGAGGGTAAGCAGGCCAGATGGCTGGTTGCTGGCACCGCTGCCGTTGATTGCGGCTTGCTGGATGGCTAGGCCGAGTACAGTGGCTAAGTCAGTTTGCACCATGTTTTCCACGTCGATGCTTGATTGCAGCAGCAGGCGGCGGCTGATGTCAGTGAATGCACCAACAGTTTTTGGTGTCATAGTGACTTGCGCTAGGGTTTGCTGCGACTCAGTCGGTGCGGAGTTTTCTGCTACCCAATAGGCTGTAGCGGCGCCTGACTGTTTGGGGATGGCTACCTGACCCACCAAGCCGGTGAGCATGCGCGCGCCCAGGCTGTCAATGACCATGGCGTGGCGCAGGGCACTGATGAAGTCTTGCGGGCGCAGGTCTGTGGCCACGGTGTAGCCGCCCGCATTGGCGGAGCCAGCGGTGAGATCGCGCTTTTGAACGTCGGTTGGCAAAAAGAAGCCACGGGCGGTTTTGCCCATTTTCTTACCCACGGCTTCAGAGGCGGCGCGCTCCAGGCCAGCGGCCTCTTGGGCGGCGCGGTCACCGGGGTTGGCCATGGCGTTGATGGCGCGCATGACGCTGTACTGCTTGACTTCGGCGTGGCTTAGGCCGATGTCTGATGTGGGCAGGGGTTTGCTGGCCAGGTGTTTTAGGGCGATTTGTTGAAATTCTTCGACGGTTTTGCCGTCTTGGATGGCGCGCAGGGCTAGGTCAGCGCCGCCGGGGATGGTGGCTGCAATGGCGCTGATTTCTGCGGCGTGGTTGCGCTGGGCAACGACTTGGGTGGTTTCTGTGGTCATGATGGCTTTCTGTTGAGTGTTGGAGGTTGCGGCGGGTGTTGCTTTGTCTTCAGGGTCTGCGGTGGGGCCGTCCATAGGCTCTACGGCAGCGTCTTCAGGTTCGGGCTTGTCCGTTTGCCAAACGGTGACTTGCACCGTGAGGTCTTTGGTAGAGATGTCGGCATCGGCGCTGCGGCCAATGCCCACGCTGGCATCAGCGGGGACGCTGACAAGCGAGATTTCAAAGGGCTCCCAGTCTGTGACGCGGTAGGTTTCCACACCGTCCTTTGTCTCAATAAGTTGCGCTTTGTGGATCATGTAGCCGACGGACACGTTGCGGCGGATGCCGCCGAGTACGTCTTGCCACACTTCTTCTGCCCGAGCGCTTTTCCCAAAGCGGACTACAGCACGACCTACCCGGTCAGTACCGATTTGGACAGATTCGATAACGCCCACAACGTCTTTAGAGTCGTGGTCGCATAAGAGGTTAGCGCCGGTGCGCAGGCGACCGGTACGCATGGATGAGGCGGTGCAGTCCAGCACTTCAATGCCCCAATATCGTTCGTAAGGGGTTTCGCTGGCAAAGGCCAGGGTGGCGGTGCGGGTGGCTTCGTCAATGGCTTGGCGTTCTACCGTGAGGGCGCGCTCGGCCCGGCCTTTTTCAAGGTGGCGCTGGAGGCTTTCAGGTAACGTTGTTTTTGACATAGGGGCGACTTTCTCAGGGCTGATATGACATAAGCAAGGCAGGCTGTGTCATGGGTTGCAATTTATTTTGTTTTTGTTGGCTGGCGGTGCGATAAACCGGTTCTTAAGCGTTTAGGGTACAGGCGCAGGTTGGGCCGCTTGGACACCAGGTGTTGGGTCGTAGGCTGTGAGTTGCACGCCTAAAAGTTTTGCGCTAGCTTGGGCGGCTGCGATGCTGGTGAGGGTGTCGTCAAAGTCGTAGCCCATGGCGTTTGCCAGGTCTTGCGGGGCCATGAGGCCGGCTTTGACTGCCAGTATCTTGGCCTCCATATCGCCTTTGGGGTCTACCCATTCCCAGCGGCGGGCTTGCCATTCGTGGGCGCTGAATTTGGCTATTTTTGAGGCTGGTAAGGCGCTGCCGTTGGCCATGGTGATGGCACCACTGAGTAGCGCGCTTTGAAGCCATAGTTTGTACACGGGCTCCATAAATGCGCCGATAAACCACTCTTGGTCGGATGCCCAGCGGTCGCGCTCTTCCAGGCTGCCGGATCGGATACTGGAGTAGCTGACGCCTTCGAGGTCGTTGGCTAGGCTGTGGTAGGCCACACGCCAGCCGCTGGCAATGCGCTGCAAGGTGGTTTTGACAAAGGGGCCAAATACTTCATTGGGGTATTTGCTGTCAAACTGCTGGAAGCCAACGCCCTGCGGGAGTGTGTCGAAGGTGCCGGGTTGGCTAGCAGTGATGGGTTGGCCGCTTTCGTCCATGCCGCCAATGGGGGCTTGTCCGTCTGGCGTTGTAAAGAAGCCATAGTGGTTTGCGCCGTGCTCTGCGGCTAGCAGGGCGGACAGTTTGAAGTTGCCCAGGTGGTGCAGGCTAAGCATGCCTGCGGCCATCCAGGGCACGCCGCGCATTTGTTCGGCGCGCTCAATTTTGAAGCAGTGCAGGGTTTCGGTGGTTGGTATGCGCACGCGCTGGCGGTTGCTTTGAACGCCGTCATTGGGGTGGGCGGCGTAGAGGTGTAGAGCCACTGGGCGGCGGTAGTCGTCAACCTCAACGCCCAAAATGATGGCGTTTGTGGTGGCTGTTTTGCCCACGTTCAGGGTAGTGTCGATGCGGTCTACGTCGATGATTTGCAGGGCGATGCCGTATTTGTTGGCAGCTTCAGTGCCTCGGACGATGCGCACCAAAAATTCTCCGTCAGACGGTAGGCCTCCTACCAAGGTGTCGCAGATGTCGCGCAGGCTTTGGCGCCCAGTGATGTCGCAGGCTTGGGACCAGTCTTTCCAGGCGGTTTCAATGGCGGTGTTGGCCAGGCGGTCTTGTATGCCAGGGCGGTCTTCTGTGCGGACTTGTAGGCGCACACCGCCGGGGCCGATGATGTTGTTTTTGCACATGCCCGCGAATTTGACGGCGTAGTCGTTGTTTTGGAGCAGCTCGCGGCCACGGCTGCGTAGTTTGTTGAGGTCGCTGCGGAGCTCGTGGTTAAGGCTAGCTTCGGTGGCCATCCAGTTTGCGGTGAGGCGGTCCATCCGGGCAGCCTGGAAGCTGCGCTGGTGGGCGGGTTTTGGTGTGCCGCGCAGCCAGGTAGCGGCTTTGTTCAAGATGGTTTTGATTTGCATAGCTGCGGGGGTGGGTTATGGACCAAAGCGGACTAGGACGCGCCGGGGGTCTGGCAGGCCACGGGCAAGGCGAGCGAGGGCGGCTTCTTGGGAGACTTCAAAGCGATAGCGGTCACGCAGGGAGAGTAAGTCTGGTATGCCTAACCGTTGGAGCTTGCGCCCTGCTATTTCGTAGCTGGCGGCGCTGAGGTTGTTGGGGTTTTCAAGGTAGGCTTCAACCGCTTCTAAGGCTTTGCGGGCGTGGCTGCGGGCGTCAAAACTAGCACCGGAGTAACCGGCTGATATGGTGATGTTGCCGCTGGCTATGGTGTGGACTTCACCGGATTTACTGACTTGGGCGCGCCATTCGTAGCTACCTGCTGTCCAGGCTGCAGTGGTGGCGGCGTCTACGGTGATGAGGTGGTTGTCACCTTGCGCGATGGCATCAAAAGTGATTTTTGCCGTGGCGTTGATCAGGGTGTAGGTAAGGGTCCACCCATTAGCGGCGCTGTAGTCTGGTAGGGAGCGAAGCCAGATGGCGGTGTCGCCGGCAATAAGAGTAGCGGGTTCGGTGGTGGGGGTTTTGGCGGCCATATTGGGGGACTATGGCGGCGCAAGAATGACATAAGCAAGGCAGGCGGTGTCATGGCGCGGGGTGGGCCGCTGCCTGAGGGTGGTTTGCCAGGTGGGGTTGCTATTTGCCGGTGATAACGCGCCATATTTGGCGTTCGCTTAGGTTGTGGTGTCTTGACAGGTAGGCAATGTGTTCGCCTTTTTGAAATTGGCGGCGGATGTTTTCGTTACGGATGCTGCGGCCTTGCCCTTCTTGCCGGCTGATGTAGACGCGGTCGCCCCCAAAGATTCGTCTGGCCTGGGCGCTGGCATGCTGGGCAATGTGCTGGCGGATTTTGGTGCGCACCTCTGGCGGTGAGAGGGCAAGGGCGCAGGCAATGGTGTATTCGACCACGTCTTCGGTGACGGGGACAGCGTCAAGTAGCTTGGCTGCCAGGGCGGGGCTGATGAGGTCGATAGGGGTGTTGGTGTTTACCATGATGCGGTGGGTCGGTAGGGTTGGCGGGCTGGGCGGGCAAACGGTTTTGGTGGAGGTGGCGCGATGATGGCTGGCTTGGCGCTATTAGGTTGGTAGATTTCTGCGCTTGCTGTATCTTGTGGGCGCACAGTTTTGATGACAAACAAATCATCGTGCATGGGCTGAATGACAGACTCAATGGCGGTCCAGCGTTTGTCGCTGTAGTTGTGCAAGCCCAGGCTGAAGGCAGCGTGCAGGGCGTAGTTACGGCAGTCAAGCACTTCGTTGCGCTGGCGGCGCTTGACCCACTTGTAAGCATCACGCCCGTTGACTTTGGCCAGGATGCGTTGCTCTGCTGTGAGCTGCTCGAACCATTCGCGCGGCAAGGCGTTGCTGAAGTGCACGTAACCTGGGCCTGGCTTGGTGAGGCTGAGCTGGCCCAGCAAGAGGTCTTTGGCGGTGTCGACGCCAATGCTCCAGAGCTTAACGCCGTTGGGCCATTTTTGGCCACGCCAGTTCACCTCTTGGCTGCTGCTGGGGCCGAGGATGGGCTTTTGTTCCTCAGAGCTTCCTTTGATGGCGCGCAAGCATGGCAGGTTGTGGGTGTTGCGGCGCACCCAGTTGTACACAGCGTGGGTTTGGTCGCTGGAGTCGATGGTGATGGCGCTCAGGCCCATGCTGCCTGCATGCCAGGCTTGTTGGTATCGGCGTTGCAGGTAGGTGGTGACGTGCTCCCAGTCTTCGTCGCTGCTGGGGTTGCCTTCGATGATGTGGTGGTCGACAAGCCAGGACTCTAGGCCACGGCCCCAGGCCCAGACGTTAATCTCCCATCGGTTTCGTTGCACATCTATACCAGCAGTCAGCACCAGGCCGCCAACGGGCACGGTGCATAGTTCGTAGGGTTCAGCGCGGGATTGCAGGGCGTGTTCGTCACTGCGTTCGCCTTGCAGCTCCCAAGTCTCTCCCAGGGTTTCGTTGACGAACAGTTGCATGGGGCCTGCGTCACCTTTTTTGAGGGTGGCATTGGCTTCTAAAAACTCTTTGACGATGCTGGCCCAACTGCGCTGTGGGCTGTAGGCGGCCCACACATGGGCACCCAAGCTGCGCGGGGGTGTGGCGGGCATGCCTGCCTGGCCGCGCCAGATGCGGTCGGGGCCATAGCGCAGGCCGGTTTTTTGGCAGACCCAGGTGCCGGTCATGGGCTGTCCCCCTTTGAGGTAGTCGGCTTGGGTCATGATGCCGTGGCAGTGCGGGCAGATGTGGTGCACGCTGTCGGGGTCGCCTTCGATCCACTTGAAGCCGTGGTCTTTGTCTTTTCCACCCCACATCAGCGGGTGATCGGCGCCACAGTGGGGGCAGTCGATGTAAAACTTGACTGAACCATCGGCGTTGTCAATAGCGCGTTCAACGTGGTCCAGGCCTTTGATGCGTGGTGTAGATCCACCGATGAACTTGGGGTACGGTGCGCCTTCCAAGCGGCCTTTGGCCAGGCCACCGGGGTCGCCGGATTTTTCTACCTGTTGGTCAAAGGCGCTCCATTCATCCAGGATGGCCACCGCCACTGTAATGCGGCGGTAAGCGCGGGCGGCTTTGCCACCCAGCAGGTGCAGGGCACAGTCACGAAACTGCTTATATTTGATGGTGTCTTCGTGGCCTTTGCCAGTTTTGCGGGCAGCTTTGACGGCATCTATGGCATCAAATACGGGGTCAATTTCGCTTTTGACGTAGCTGTCGCGGTCGTCGTCTGTAGGCTGCCAGATGGCTTGCTTGCGGCGGCGGTGGGCGATGTTGTAGGCGACAAAGGCGGTGACCATCTTGGTGTAGCCCACGCGCTTGGATTTCATCACGGCGAGTTCTTCAATTCGATCATCGCTCATGAAGTCCAGCAGGCCCAACTGAAACGCCCATGCCTCCCATGCGCCTTTTTGGTGGCTGGATTCACCGGCCAGCTTAAAGTTGTCAGCCGCCCAGTCACTCAGCCGCTGGGGCACCTCGGCGCGCAGGCTGTCCAGACCCAGGCGGGCGGCGGCCTTGATGGCGGTTAGGGTGGCTGGGTGCACTGTCGTCATTGAGCAGTTTGCAGTGATACGTGACAGGTGGCGGCATCCACGGTGGCATCAATCCCCAACGCATCAGCCAGGGCGTCGTCTTCAGCCTCAAGTGCCATGGCATCCACAGTCTCGTTGACCAGCTTGGCGGTGGACCTGATCCACTCGTTGCGAGCTGAAGCAATGACCTGCATCACCGTGGCTTTGGCATCATCGGCCAAAGTTGGGCAGGCTTTGCGCAAAGAACCTTCGAGCTGATCGAGGCGGTCTACCACGGCGCTGCTGGCCATGCCAAGCACATCGGCCAGCAAGCCAATGGGGGCGTACTCACCACGGAAAATGTCGTTCTTTAGGTCTTGTGCAATGCGCTGGCTGCGAGCCAGGGCTGCACGCTCTTGCACTAGGTCCAGTCCGCCTTCCTCGCCCATGCGCCCGGCAGCCTGTTCACGCAAGCGGTCGCAGTATTTCAGCAGCCACACGCGGGCCGGGTTACCACGCTCTAGTCGGCCATCGGTAAACATGGCGCTGACGGCCCCTTCACTGACTCCAACCAGAGCCGCAAAGTCAGCCTGTGTGATTTGGAAGTCCAGCAGGATACGGTGATTGCTACTCACTTAACCCCCTTAGGAGCATCACGAAACAGTCCAACACTGCGGTGCGCATTACCCGCAGTGAAATGGTTGTGGTAGTACCTTGAAAGGGGGTCATAGCCTGGCACTCGCTAAAGCCTTTGATAGCTCTGCGTCAAAGGCGGGCTGGAAGGTTTTGGTGACGACTTCGTGGCCAAGCTTGTCCAGGTCAATAAATTTGCGGTAAGCGACTGGGTCAACGTACAAAATCATTGGGCTCAATACGCTTTTGTTGCCGGTTTCTTGACGTTTGTAGATGCCGGGGTGCAGATGGGTGGTAGCGCCGGGCTTTACAACAAAGTAGGCGGTGGCTTTTTGCGCTTTGCCTGCGCCAGTGCGGCGGTAGATGCGCAGGCCTGGGCGCTGTGTGCCGATAGCGCCCAGCATTTCAGTGAGTGCGGCGCGGCGCATGTTTCCGTATCTATCTAATGGCATGCCCCGGCCTGGCGCAATGGTGAGTCCGTTGGGTAGTAG